GGAACACCTAAAGCGTCACTTGAAGAAGTTACTGTCAATCTTGCCCACTCAGATATGACAAATACTGTCAGAGATAACTTACTAGGTGTCTCAATGGATACCCTTTTGTATTTAGACAATATCCCAGTAGGGCTCATACCTGAAGGATATTTTGAAGGCTTTTGTGAAGGCTGGACTTGGACACTAGGACGTAATAACCTTGAACTAAGTATGTCTGTTTCTAACTCAATCTACTCAACACTTGATGTACAATGGGAAGACTACAACGCTTTAATTCAATGGCAAAACCTAGATAATGCTACTCGTTGGCTTGACGTTATTTAAGAAAAGGATAAACTAGAACAATGGCAACTACTACCCCTAATTATGGTTGGGCTGTACCAACTTCAACTGATCTTGTAAAAGACGGCGCTACAGCTATTGAAACTTTAGGTGACGCTATTGACGCGTCTATGAATACAGCTCTTGGTACTAAAAAGGCTGGAATGGTTTTACTGAATACGACTAGTTTTAGTGCAGTAGCGAGTACAAGTGCAACAGCAAATACTTTTACTTCAACTTATGATACATATAAAATTTTAATAAATATAACTGCTAATACGGCAGACGGAGATATTTTTTACAAAAATAGATTATCTGGTACAGATGCTTCAACTGATTATTACAATATGAGAGTTTTGGCAGACAGTTCTGGTGGCGGTGTTTTGAGTTATTCAAATACAAATAACGTTTCTTATTTAACTATTGGAAGAACAAACACTGCTTCTGCTCAAGGTGGAATTGATTTAACTGTTTATAGGCCAAAAATTGCAGATAGAACTCATATTACTTGTATTACAGAATTTTCTTTAGCAGCAAGTGTTGTTGCTATGTATATTGGTGGTTCTCATAATACTGCTACTGCTTATGACGCATTTACGATTGGTTGCAGTTCTGGAACAATTTCTGGCAACTATTCTGTATTTGGGGTAAATAAATAATGGCTAAAAAAGAAGAATCAATTTTAATTCAAATTGGTGAAGAAGTTATTGAATTAGTTGGAACAGATAAAGAAGCATTTTTGGCAGATAGAAAAAAGTCAGCAGATGAACAAGCATTACTTGAAGCCGAGTATAAGGCTAAACAAGACTCACGTGAAAGTGCTATCAAAAAGTTAGCAGAAATAGCAGGACTAACAAAAGATGAACTTAATGCAATCCTTTAACTACAAACAATTATCACTAGCTGCAATTGCTTTCTTAGCAGCTTGGCAAGCAACAGACTTCGCCCTTGACTATCGTGCTGTATTAGGTGCTGTCGTAGCTGCTTCAATGGGAGCTATGAACCCTAATGCCAAAACCAAGACTAAGTAACGCAGCTGAGCAATTACGCTCTGAAATAAATACTAAGTATCCTAATCGCGATAAACGTAGTGACGGCTGGATAGGCGACACAGCACACAACGCACGCAAATCAGACCATAACCCAGATAAACAAGGTTGGGTACGTGCTATAGATATTGACTCAGACCTTGTTAAAGGATCTAGTAAAGAGTCTTGGCTATTAGCCGAACAGATTAAGACAATTGCACTTAAAGGGGACAAAAGAATCAGTTACATTATTCATCAACACCGAATAGCCTCAGCACGTCAGAACTGGGCTTGGCGTGTTTACAAAGGTTCTAACCCTCACGTGTCACACCTTCATATATCCTTTACTAAATCGGGCGACCTTGACGGAAAGGTATTTGGAATATGAGTAAACCTAAAGCAAAGAAAACAGTTATTGAACTACCTGACGTAATGGCTGGAGAACTTGTACGAATCATTAACACAGCTCACGAAGAAGGCAAACTGATAACGGGTTTTGTCACTTGTTTAGAGCTTTTTGACGGAAAGAAAAAAACTATAAAAATTGTTGCTAACCAAGATATGCCACAACACTCAGTATTTGGCATTATTAACTATGCAGCTGAAAAATACCAATTTACTGTTGCACCTGACGAAGATGAAGATGATGATTTCTATGATCCAAATTGGTTTGACGGACAATGATAAACGAACTAATTGGCATTATTGGTTTACTTGTTAGCATTCTTGTTTTAACTATAAAAGCAACTGTTGAAATAACTAAAATGAAATCACAATTGTTTCCTAATGGTGGCAGTTCTTTAGCAGATAAAGTGACACGCCTACAAATAGATGTTGTTAAAATTCGTAGTACTATAGATAGTATTAGTACAGAGTTAGGCAAGCCTAAACGAAAGAGGTAACGTATTAAACGTTACGTTGTTATTTCAGATTTGCAATATCCTTTTATTAAAAAATCGTACGTTGAAGCACTTTTGAATTATGTTGATTATGTTAAACCAGATAAATTATTGTGTGTGGGCGATGAGCTTGACGCGCAGACCATATCTACTTATGCACGTGGAACAGCCCTAGAGTTTGAAGGTTCTTTACAAAAGAATATAATAGGACTTAAAGGCTTACTCAAAGAATTCCGTAGTGCTATTGGACGCAGTAAGCCTTTCATAATGCAACGCAGTAACCACACAGCTAGAATTGAACGTTACATATCAAAATTTGCTCCAGCGTTTTCAGTCATTGACGCAATCAAAATAGAAAACCTTTTAGGTTACAACGACAAAGACATAAATATTACTTACAACAGATCATTGAAAGAATTTACTAAAGGCTGGCTTTTAGCTCACGGCGACGAAAATCGTTTGTTTAGTCAAGCTGGTGCCACAGCTCTTAATTTAGCTATGAAAACTAATAAGTCAATCATTTGCTCCCATACACATCGTCAAGGAATTTTACGCCAAAGTTACGGCTACGGATCTAATCAAACAGTTTTAACAGGTGTGGAAGTTGGTCATCTTTGTGACGTTAGAAAAATGTCTTATTTGAAGGAATCTATAGCCAACTGGTCGGCAGGGTTTGGAATTGTATATGAGCAAGACGGCGTAGTTAAACCTGAACTTGTGTCCTTTAACAAAGACGGCTCTTTTATTGCCGAGGGCGAACTCTGGCGCTAAAGCCGTTACCAAATTGTTATAATTCAATGCCGTGTTTTGACATAGGTAAGCCTTAACCTTTCTTTAACGAAAGGGGCAGTATGGATAAAACTTGGTATCCAATATCTCATCTCCTGGCTCACGCATATCACACTATGGATTATTACCACAAAACTAGGTGCATATTTGAGCCGTGCGATTGTGAAAACAAGCTAGCGCAATTACAAGAATTTTACGGACTATTTATAGGAGTTAACTAAATGGATTATCTAAAGAACTACATAGAAGTAAAAGACAGAATACAAATGTTTTACGACAAATTCCCAGAAGGCACTTTGCACTTTGAATATAAAGGCGTACTTGAATTTGGTGGCGAGACTTATATCTATGGCAAAGCCTTTGCGTATCCTGATCGCGACAAAATGAATTATGCAAGTGGTTGGGCTTGGGAACGCGTACCTGCTAGAGGTTTTGCTAAAGGTGCAGAAATGATGACTTTAGAAACAAGTGCTTGGGGTCGTGCTATTGCAGCTCTTGGTATTGCCGTGACTAAAGGTATTGCTAGCCGAGAGGAAGTGCAACGTAATATGAAGCCAGAAAATGACCCTTGGCAGACACCACCAGATAGCCCTACAAAGCCCATAGAGGGCAAAATTAGCCAAGAAACCCCTATTAAGGTATCTGGACAAGGGCAAGGCTTAGAAATGACCCATTTTGGCAATTACAGGGTTGCTACAGAAAAGCAAATAAACTTCTTGCATAGTCTATGCAAGCGTGTTTATACTGACTGGGATAAAGACAAGCTACTGAAATATCTGCAATTCTTAAGTAAAGAGCAGGAGTTTGCAAAGTTAGAATTTGCCCCATACACCATTGTTAAAAATCAACTAGACAATCAACAGTTGCTTGCAGACAATCTTGGTGCGTGGTTAAGCGCTTCTAGACTTCCGTCATCTCACGAACAAAGTGAAATGGCACAAGCAGATTGGAAGACAGACCAATTTTAGAAATATTTTTAATCAACCCATATTTTAATGACATTGAGCTACTACCAAGCGACTATCGGAAAATAGCCGTTTGTGAGTCGTCATTAAATCCAGAAGCTGTTAATCGAACAGGCAAGTACAGGGGCTTGTTTCAATTCGATTCACGGAGTTGGGGTTATGTCGGGGGTACTGGAGATCCCGCTAGAGCTTCTGTTCGTGAACAACTCCTACGCGCGCAGAAGCTCGTTAAAAAGCAAGGATTTGCAAGAGCGTTTCCACAATGTTCAAAGAAAATGGGGGTTAAATAAGTGGAAGTATTTACAGCGTTTATAGGT